AGATAGTCTCGACCCCGACTCCGACCTAACAGACGGCGAGGACTTCTCTGAGATCACGGACGCCGAACTGATGGCAGGTTTTCAGGGCGAGTTGCTTGAAGAGTTGCAAAAGGGCAAAGACGACCTCTGGGGCAGTATTGGTGAATCCCTTAGGGGTTTGCAGGAGCTGATCCACAAGCAGTTGGAGCAGGCCATGCTGGGCGACCTTGGGATCGGCACCAGGATTAACGGAGATGGGTCTGTTAGCCTCATCTACACCCTGCCGCTACCCCTGCCCAATAATGTCGGGGAGATCCAGATCCGGGACGCAGAGGGCAACATCACCCTCAACACAGAGGCAATTCAGGAGCATCTGGGCGGGATTGTCGAGCAGGTGGCCTCCATACCTGGGCAAGCAGTAGAGGCGGCTCAGCAGGCCATACAGGGCGTTCTGGACGCTGGGGCAGAGATTGGCGGCATTAGCGGCGCTGGCGATATCTTGGATGTGGCTGGGAACGTCATTGGCTCCATCTTCTCGCCAGGAAGCGAGGCTATTTGGGAAAGTGATATCTTTACCATTGGCGATCTTCTCGGGACCGTTTTGGAGACGGCGGCTGAGGAGTTTGATCTAAGGTATGACCCGGAGTTTGCGGAAGTTACCGGGGACAGCCCATCTGACGATACTGAGTCAAAGCCCCCTGTCGGCGAGGATGTCGACCCAGACGAAACGGGTGGTGGGCCAAGCCCCATCACAGACAATCCGTTTGGGCCCCCTCCGGGCACCGCAGAGCCAGACGCTCCAACGAAGGACACGGTTTATCCGGACGAGACTGGCGGTGGGCCAAGCCCGATACAAGACAACACTTATGAGCCGGCACCGCAACCCGGAGACCCGGACGCGCCAATTAAGGATACCATCTACCCGGACGAAACGGGTGGTGGGCCTACAATTCCGCCTGACACGGGAGACAATTCCGACGACTCTGGCGATGACTCTGATCTGCCCGGTGGCGGCGGTGGTGGTGGCGGTGGCGGTGGTGGCTCAGCTAACCGGGGTGGTTACATGGGCGGTCTCAGCTATCAGCTACAGGCTCCGAGAAGCGTTCTGTATGAGGCAAGAGACCCTATGGTTCAGCTGGACGACATAATCAACCGCAGCCTGTTTAAAGGAATGATTTGATGACTTATTTACAACTCGTTAATGGCGTGCTGCGTAGGCTTCGCGAGGGCACGGTCACGACGGTCGGCCAGAACGATTACAGCACTATGATTGGCGATTTTGTCAATGACGCCAAGGTGCTCGTTGAAAACGCCTGGGATTGGTCTGCGCTTCGTGGAACGATCTCTTTCAACACTGTCAACGGCACAAAGAACTACTCCCTAACCGGGACGGGATGGCAGGGAAAAGAGCTGAACGTCATCAACGACACGCAAAACACTGAAATGGAATACCGAACCAACGGCTGGTTTGATGAGCGGTACTACATAGACGCTGTTGTGAGCGGTGCGCCGAAATACTACACCTACGCCGAAGTAGACGGCAACGGCGACCAAACCATCGACTTGTGGCCCCAGCCCGACGCAGTTTACGCCATTCGGTTTGACTCGGTTGTAAGGAATGCGGCGCTCAGTGCGGACGGTGACACCCTTGAGATCCCTGATCAACCCGTCCTCCATCTTGCGATTGCGCTGGCCGCCAGAGAGCGCGGGGAAACTGGCGGAACGTCTACGGTGGAATACTTTGAGATTGCCAACAAATATCTCTCGGATGCGATCGCGCTGGATGCGGCCACCCACCCCGAAGACACCATCTTCTATACGCCTTGAGGTTATATGGCTCAGCAACTTAAAAGCATTAACCTGCTTGCCCCGGCATTCAAGGGGTTGAACACGGACGATGCCGCTCTAGCCCAAGACCCCTCTTTTGCAGAGGTGGCAGATAATGCCGTAATCGATAGAAGGGGCAGGCTGGCGGCTCGGCGTGGGCTGGAGGTCGTCACCACGACCAAGACTGAACTGGGGTCCGATGTTATTTCGGCTATCCACGAGTTTCGCGACAGCTCCGGTAACGAGGTCACCTTCTCCGTTGGCAACAACAAAATCCTCAGCGGGGAAACTACGCTAACAGACGCCACGCCGGGAAGCTACACAATATCAGCGGACAACTGGAAGATGGTCAACTTTAACGACCACATCTACTTTTTCCAGAGGGGGCAGGAGCCTCTGGCATACTCCAATACGCTGGGTGCGGTGACCAAGCTAAGCTCTGTTGCTGGTGCGGCTGGTGTGGCTTCCACCATGTACGGAAACGAGGTGCTTGCGGCCTATGGAAGGCTTTGGACTGCTGATATCACCAATAATACCACGACCGTTTACTGGTCAGATCTGCTCCAGGGCCACGTATGGACTGGCGGTTCTTCGGGGTCCCTGGACGTGACAAATGTGTGGCCGAACGGATACGATGAGATCGTTGCTCTGGCAGCGCACAACGACTTCCTGATTATCTTTGGCAGGAGCAACATCCTTGTCTACGGCGGCGCAGAAGACCCGTCCACCATGACGCTCTCCGACGCCATTACCGGGGTGGGGTGCGCGGACAGAGATACAGTCCAAAGTACGGGCTCAGATTTGATCTACCTATCCTATACGGGGTTGGCGAGTCTTGGGAGGACGATCCAAGAGAAGTCAATGCCGACCAACAACCTTTCGAAGAACATCACGAAAGACATCGTGGCGCTGATCGCGGATGAGTCTACTGGATACAGTTCTGTTTACCACCCAGCAAGGCAGTTCTACCTGCTCTCGTTTAAGGGTAACCAGGTGACATACTGTTTCGACACCAGGGGAGCCCTTGAGGATGGCGCGTATCGGGCAACGAGATGGCCCGCGTATGGCAACAAGTGTTTCCACTCCAGCGACAGGGAAACTGGGAGGCTTCTGATTGGAGGATCTCACGGTATCGGCACATACTCCAGTTACCAAGACGACGGCTCAAGCTACCGATTCAAGTACACCAGCCCGGAGTTATCATTTGGCGACACTGCCGTGCTGAAGTTTCTCAAGAAGATCAAGCCGACCGTTATTGGCGGCAACGCCCAGCCCGTAACCCTGAGATGGGCTTACGACTTTGGGTCTAACTACGACTCTTTTGCGATCGTCACGTCAGCCTCTGCGCCATCAGAGTACAACGTGGCGCAATTTAACATCGATGAGTTCTCTTCTGGCGATCTAGTAATTAGGGAGAGCGTCAATACGAACGGTAGCGGCACAACCCTGGCTATCGGGATTGAGGCAGACATCGACGGAACAGAACTATCAATACAGGAAATCAACGTGTTAGCATTAACAGGTAGGGTATTATAATGGAATGGCTTGACGATCTGATTGCAGGCGGGACTGGAGCAGCCCTACTTGCTCAAGGCTATAAGGATTTAGGAGAAACGGGCCAGAAGGCTTACGAAGAGGCCAAGACGCTTGCGACGGGTATGCAGCAAGATCTTGAATTTAAGCCTTATACGGTAACCAGCGGAACTGGTGGACAGTTTGGGATGACCGGAGATGGTCAGTACAACCTCACCCTGTCTCCTGAAGAGCAGCAACTCTACCAAGACCAACTAGGTAGGGCGAGCATGTTCTTTGGTCAGGCGGCTATGCCTACCGCTCAAAGAGAGCAGGAGGTCTACAACAGGATGCGGGCAGCCATGTCTCCTGAAGAGGAGCGGCAACGTCTTGCATTGGAGAACAGATTGTTCAACCAGGGTCGCGGCGGGGTCAGAACCTCGATGTTTGGGGGTACGCCCGAGCAACTTGCGCTCTACAAGGCCCAAGAAGAAGCCAAGAACCAGGCGATGCTGAGCGCCATGCAGTTTGCCGGCCAAGAGCAGCAGCGTCAGGCGCAGCTAGGATCTGGTATGTTGGCGGCAGGATACGTACCTCAAGCGCAACTTCTGTCTGCACTGCAACCAGGAATGACTGCGGCTGAGAGAGCGAGAATGGCCCAAGAGCAACAAGCACAGGCTTACGGTGAAACGTACATGACAGGTCTTGAGGCTCTTCTGCAGGCAGAACTCGGTCGAGCCAACATGCTTGGCGGGGCGGGCTCTAACATTCTTGAAGGCGTCTTGGGCGGCCTGTTTAGCTAGGAGTAGATAATGGCATCATTTTCACAAGGCTTTCTGAGCAACCTCGGAAGGCCAGCAATGACACAGAGTCTTTTTGATCTCGGCACTGCCGTTGGGCAACTACCTCAACAGAGAAGGGATCAGCAAAAAAGGGCCGCCCTCTCCGCTCACGACCCATCGACCTACGACGGACAGATTGCCCTCTTGGCCGCTCAGATCCAGCAGGAGACAGACCCTAACGTCAGGGCTCAACTTGGCCGACAGCTAATCCAGATGAAGCAGGCCCAGGCCCAGCATACCAGGAGTCAGTCTGCTATCACATCTGCTGAAAACCTGGCCAAGAGTCTGGAGGCCGCAGGCGACCCCCTCGCTGCGGAGCAGGTCAGGACTGGAGGGGTAACTCCTGGCGCAGGGCTGGCAGCGCTTAACCGGATCAAGACGATTTCTACAGGCGTATCTGGCAGGCGTCAGCTTGTCAAGTCTCTCGGGCTAGAGGGAGAGGGCTTGGTTTCGGAGTCGGCTTACAATGACTTGAGTGATTCCCAGTTCAACGCTATTGTGAAGAACGCCCAGGAGGAGAAGGAGCGCAGAGAGCTAATCTCGCAATTAAGAAGCCGAGGTGAAGACGACTTGGCAGACGGTGTGGAAGACGGAATCTACACTCGCGGCGACATTTCAACTGAGCTTCGCAGGATTAAGACAGATAAGAAGACTGTCTTCTCTAATCGAAAGAGGCAGATGTACGACGGCAAAGTTGTTTGGACGGCCAACGTGACGCCGCCTGGTGGGGAGGAGTTTGTCGGCTACCATAATGGTGAAGGCTGGGTCCCCGCCGACCCAGATAAGGTGTCAGACATTCCGGACGAAGTTAAATCTACAGTGTCCAACGTTACCCTGACCGACCAGAAGAATGCCGGGGTATTCATGGCAAGCAATAAAGACTACCAGAACCTCACTACCATTGGTAAGGCCCAGGCTCAACTCAAGCTAGCATCTATTGCGAGAAGGATGATCGACAAGAAGCAGGCCAAGTCTATGGAGGAGGCTTTAGTTAAGGCTGCCGAGGAGATAGACCTGTCCAACTTCGAAGAGGAGAAGTGGTTCTTCGAGGGCTGGTTTAGCGAGAGAAAGGCAGCCTCAGATTATATCAACGAAGCTAGGAAGTAGAATTGGTAACGAAAGAAGAGCTAGAGAGGGCTATACAGCTAGCTCTCGACGACGGCAATGAAGAGGCGGCATCCGAACTCAGGGATCAATATTTAGCCCTTGAGGGCGACGCTGCGTCAAGGGGGGCTCCGGAGGAAGCTCCAGACGTCTCGTGGATTGATGAGGCTATGTATGCGTGGGACTCCACTAATGCTGACTACGAGAACTGGGCTCTCGCCCTTGAGGCTAAGGCGCCAATGGGCAACCTCCGGGTAGACGGGGAGGGTGTTAGCTGGGATTCTCCGGAAGAACTGTACGGCGATGAGTTCATGGATATGTCTTACGATGAGCGCAGGGAGTTTCTGCTTAACCGTGAGAGGCAGTCCGTCGAAGAGGAGTATGCTGACGTCATAGACTTCCAGGCAGAGAATGGAAGGTCTACGTCCGCCGATATCATCGGGTCAGTAGCTAAGACAATCGTCACACCCACATCCCTTTTTGTTCTGGGCAAGGGCTTAGTTGGCGCAACTGCTACTGGCGCAATACTCGGTGCAGAGGCAGAGTTAGCAAGCCAGACTGCTAACAATGACTACGACCTGAAAGACATCGCGCTGTCTACGGCTATTGGCGCTGGTGGCGGTGCTGCGGCAAATAAGGTAGAAAAGTTTGCCAGAGGTGTATTCGCCAAGCGTAAAACCGTAAAGCATAACCAGTCCCTCGACAAAAAGAGTGAGTCGCTCAACGACGAAATTATGAGCGGTAGAGCGGATGGCCTGTCACCACAGGACAGCATCAACCGCGCCAAGCAAACTCTTGGTTTGGACGAATCCGACATGATGGACCTAGCCGCTCATGGGAAGGTTAGGCAACCAACAGACGAGGCGGTAGCCAAGTTCAAGGTTGCTAGAGACAATCTGGTGCCTGTTGAGCAGAAGCGGGCCAACCTTGCAACAAGGATAATGACGCCCATCTCCTCGCGAATCAGGACAATCAGCGAGCCCGTGTTTGGCAGGATACGGCAACTGGAGATGAGGACTCACGAGAAGGTCGCTTCCCACATCAAGAAGTCCCACGACTTCATGCTTCGCGCGTCTAAGCTGGCGAGGAGGGGGGATAAGAACTACCTCGCAATGGAGCGAGCCCTAATGAACGGGCAACGAGACGAGGCCAAGATCATTGCTTCGAAACACTTCCCTGACTTAGTTGAGGAGATTGATAACGTGTCGTCTGTGCTTGACGATATGTACAATGACTTGGTAGACGCGGGGGTTGATCTCAGCTACACCGCAGACTACTTCCCTCGAAAAATAAAAGACATGCATGGCCTGATGAGCCATCTCGGCCGCGAGATTACCAGCGAGCTAGACAGGTACCTGGACAAGGCGGCTAGAGGAAAAGGGTTGAGCGGCAGGGCTGAACTCGATGTTGACACGAGAGACGTCCTGATTAACCAATACTTATCTGGAAGCTTCAGGTATGGGCAGAAGTTGTCCCTTGCCAAGCAAAGACGGATAGAAGAATTGACCGAGGGGATGCAGGAATTCTACCACGATGGTGCTGAATCCCTGATGCATTATATCAATAAGGCTGTTCGCGAGACTGAGAAGCGCAGGTTCTTTGGCAGAAATGTTAAGCTGAACGAAGAGGGCAAGGTTGATCTCGATAAAAGCATTGGCTCATTGGTGGCCAGGGAAACTAGCTTAAGTGACGCCCAGCTAGACGACCTGACCATGATGCTGAAGGCTCGATTCGACCAAGGGGAGGTCGCCTCTCATTCTGGGATATCCACCCTGAGAAACATTCAAACAGCCGCTCTGCTGGGTCAGTTTGATTCAGCCTTGATTCAGTTGGGCGATATCGGTACATCCATCTACCTGAACGGTCTTAGTAATACCATGAGGGGTATGGCGAGAGCCGCGAGGAAGAAGGGAATTACCTCTGCCGACGAGCTTGGGGTTATACAGAACATCGCTGCTGACATCGAGGCCAATGGCATCGGTGCCAACATAGTCGACAAAGCGTTAAGGTGGAGCGGGTTCAGGGCGGTGGATAAGTTGAGTAAAGACATTATGATTAACGCGGCCCACATCAAGAATACCAAGTTAGCCCTAAAAAGCCCAGGCAAGATTGCCGAGAAGTGGGGCAGGGTGTTCGGGGATGAGACCGCATCATTGATAGATGACCTGAAGAATGGTCGTAATACTGATAACGTCCGCTTATTGTTGTTCAATGAGCTGTCTGACGCACAACCCATTACCCTAATAGAAATGCCTGAACCGTATCTGAATGCGCCCAATGGCAGGATCTTCTACGCCCTTAAATCATTCGCCCTGAAGCAGCTTGACCTGGTCAAGAGGACGGCTATCGATGAGATGCGTAACGGTAGCTACATCAAAGGGTTCGGTAACTTGGCCAGCTATGCTGCAATTATGGGATTGTCTGGCGGATCTGTGAGCACAGTAAGAGACTGGATACAGACGAAAGAATTTAGACCAGAGCAGCTACCGGACAAGTCTTTCGAAACACTGATGGGTATCATGTTCCTGAACGACTATGCCCGAAACAATTACATAGCCAAGGGGGATGTGGCTGGGTTTGCAGAGAACCTGGTGATGCCTGCCGCGCCACAGGTGGTTAATACCGCTGTCCAGTCTGCCATGGAAGCGGCCAAGAGCGAGTCAGAGAGAGACCCTGATAGATTCAACAAGGTGATTAAAGATATCCCTGTAATGGGCAAGCTGGCATACTACTGGATGTTTGGCGGTGCCGAGAAGAAGCTCGAAAGAGAAAGGCGAGAAGAGCTGAAAGAGGCTCGCCGACAGATGGGTATTAATTGACCTAGAATACCTCAAAATAGCCATATTGGGCCCAGTGTTTATGCGGCCTCCAGAGGGTCAATGACCAAGGTGTGGTAGGGTAGTATTACTTCCCCCTCAAAACGTCTTTTACTGTACCTTTTGTGATGTTGTAGGCAGACATAATCAAAGGGATGGATGCGCCCTTTTTTCTTGCGTGTTTTATATCTGACTTAGCGGTGTCGGTTAGGGTTTCTATCGTCCTTTTGCTTTCTGCCTTGAAGTAGGCGATTGCCTCCTGTAGCTTTTCACCGTCCAAACGATTGTCTATCCACACCAACTTCCCGGTGGTCATTATACCCCCGAACATAACCTTAACCCGCCCCTTCTTGTCGTGCCTTTCCGGGGCGACTGGTTTGCCGGATATAACCCTAACGTAATACTCATGTTCCGGCGCCTTGGCCCTAGGTAGCCCGTGGTCAGGGTGGTTGGCGATATAGCCGGACCTTTCGGGCAGCGGGCCTTTTGACCCATGCCTTAAAACAACTGACCCAGGTATTACAACGTAGTCGTGGTCGGGGCTAATCGTCACAAGTATCGCATCCCAGCTCGTCAGGCATCTCTGGAACCTCGACCTCTTGAGACTCCTCAGCGGCTTCTAGCGCCACCAGAGTGTCATAGCACCACTCCATCGCTTCGCCCCACACGAGCTTCTCTGTGGTGCTGAGCGTGTTTGCGTCGTTTAAGTGGTTTCTACGCATCTCCAGTCGCCTGTAGAACTTCTCAATCAAAGAGTCCGCCATAGTCTTCTCCTGGGCAAGCCATGTACTCCAATATAGTTTTAAGAGCGTCCCGGACTTCCTGCTCCTCTGCAATCTCGTAGTGAGTAATACAGAAGTTCTTTAGAGCAACCTCAAGGATCTCGTAAGTAAAGATTTCATCGATCGAATACTTCATCTGATTACCGCTTTTCAGTAGAAGGTGAATATTTTACCACCTCATGCCCGCTCAAGTCCAGCCTAATTTCGCTAGTCTTGACACAGATAGCGGTAACCTCTTCTTCGTATGTCTGCCGATTGACGTGTTTCGCGTCTCCGACACAGTCCTCTTCCGAGCTGTACACCCCAGCCTCTATGATCGTCCAGCTGATCAGGAATAGGGTCCACATTACTCCAGCAACTCAGGGTTTTCGTGGATGTTGCCGATTACTTCGCAATCACTATCAAGATTTATATTCCAATCCTGCTCAATGCTGCTTCGTGCCACTGCTTTTGTTGCCGGAAGTGATAGGTAAAATCCAGCAGCGCACCCGCCGCCGCTATCGTAGTAAACCTCGTTAAACCAGTACACAACCAGCCGATCACCGAAGGATGGTTCTAACACAACATCCCCCTCATATATCTCAACACCGTTCTTGTCCTTTAGGCCAGTGTATTGCTCTACTATAGCAATCTCGTCCTCGCCAAGATGGCCGGGACTAGAATAGTCCTCCAGTATAGCACCCTCATCAAAGAATCTTATGTGATATCTGGCTGTGGGGGCATATATCGGCCCCTGCTCAATAGCCAGCCAAGCCCTGAATTTAATCTCTCTCACAACTCCTCCCATACAGTCTCGTCTGCCAAGTATTCCTCTACAGAGTCCCACGGCTTCCACCACCGGCGACTCCACGGCTTGACCCTGTAACGCTTCACAAGAACCTGCTCATCAGACTGGTAGAACTGAGCATCCATAGCATCAACATCGTACCTTACCATCAGCCATCTAGCCTCCCTGTCGATAGTGAAGGGGCTGCCTGCTTGAAACTTGGAGGCGTTGTATTCAAACTCAGGTATCACATCGGCACTAAGGCCAAATCCAATCTGCTCCTTGGAAGAAAGCCTGTTCAGGACGCTTGCTGGCAGGTTATCTCTATCCTCAACGGTCACCTGCGCCTTCAGGACAAGGAGGCTCATTGCTCATTCCTCTTTGTCAGTTCTTCACACCAATCATTTACCCGCTGCATCCACTCATCGTCGCCAAGCTCTGCGGAATACATGAATGATGTGCCATCCGAATTCTTGCCGTCGTTTGCAATGTCACACAGGAGCCAGACCGCCCTTCGATTCAGTTCGCGCAGGGCGGTGAGTTCTTTCTTCTGTATGTCATACCTTGCCTCAAGCTGCCCATACTCAAATGGGTATTCGCGCAGGGCTGTGAGTTCTTGCTCAAGTTCTGCGATGCGATCATCACGCCACGCAAGCTCTGATGCTATTTCAGCCTTACTGTGTAACTTCTCAGCAGTCATTCTGTCCATGTGGAGCGCAAACGACATTGCTTCGTCATCGAAGCTGTAATCTCTGTGCGTGTAGATGTCACTCATTCTGCTTTCTCCGCTTTGGCGAGGGATTTAAAAACGATTCTCCTTACGTCTATGGATTGACGATCCGTGGCCTCGCTGGGTAGAGCGTTGTTTATATCCACAAGCGCCTCAACCAACTCATCACGCTGGCGCTCAAGGTCTGCGATATATCCCGCTAATCCTTGGTTGTCTGCCAACCTGAGGGCCTTATCAAGCTGTGCTGCAATTAATTTTTTACTGTACTTGTGGTCACTCATCTGCTTTCTCCCTTACCGACCCGGATGCTACCAGGTTGTATTGATTCCATGATCTCAAGATTCTTCCTGTTGGCCCACTCGTGCCACTCTTTCTGCTTCTTGCCCATCTCACACTCCGCGCCTCGCCACCGCTTAGCAAGGCATTTGCAAATAGCCCTGTCGCTCATGGGGATGCCGTTAGGGAAAGCCTTGACGCTAAACTGAACCACGTCACCAAAGCACCTTACCACTATCCACTCGTCCTGGGCGATGGCGGGATTGCAGCAGATCAGCAAGAGAAGGACAACTCTAGCCATTCCTTTCCTCGCACAGTATCTGCAACTGGGCAAGAGCCCGCCACGCAACCGCCCTCATCACCTTGATCTTGGTGTCGGCGGTCTTTGCCTTGATGTAATCAAAACCGATATGGCGAAACATGGACCCTACGTGGTCAGAGCTAAGCTCCCTTCTCCATGAGATTTTGGGGTGGTCAGGGTTGTACTTCTTATTGCCCTCCCAGATGTGCTTAGCCAACTCTAACATAGCGTCAGGCCAAAACTTAAAGATAGCGTCGATCGGGGCAGCCTTTCTCTCCTCATCTGGGGCATCTTGAAACGCCACAGCCCAGTCTTGGTCAGAGGGGGAAGTAGCCTTCCTCGAGGGAGGGTCCATTGGCATATTCCTGTAACACCTTTTCTTGTCCTTGCACACCGCGGGACTGTAGCAACATTGGCACCACTGCATTATAGTCTCCCGTTCCACTCGCCGCTTGGTTTTAGCGGCATAGGAACAATGATCGGTACACCGTCTTGTGTATCGAATTCATACTCACCCTGAACCCACTGCCAGCCGTCATCTAGCCCGTATAGGCCGTTAAAATCACTGAGCATCTCCATCGGAAGCCCAGCCGTCTTGAGCTTCCTGGTCGGGATGTCGTCGTGATTACCTCTCGTGATTACCATCTCCGGGAAGATCCCCTGAAGCTCTTTCAAGTACTGTCTCGATAGGATGTACTCATCAGACGCCGAGAGGGCATCTGGCTCGGACTCGTGATATGATCCGGCGTGGTGATCAACGATATCCCCCACGCAAAGGATGTGCTCGCAGTAGTACGCATCCCTCACAGCGGCTAGGAACTCAAAGGAGTCCGGGTGCTGGTAGGGTATGTGTAGGTCCGAGATGACCAGGAAGTTGCCACGGTCTGACAGGATAACCCCGCAGGCAATAATAGGCTTGTCCCCTTTGGCGTAACGGAACGCTGGAGCCTTGTGGTCAATCAAACAACCAACTGTCATGTGCCACCTCCTGAGAGAGCCATCGCAGTAATACACGATCGCCGCCTTGGAGTGGTAGTGGCCCTGAATAGAGTTATGGGCCTTCTTTGCATTCTGAATGAAGCTCCCACTCCACGCATGGAACATTCGACAATCACCCCGCATAAGTATGCCTCCAAGTTGATCCGTTAAGTATTCTGACTACCTGCTGCCTAGAAATGCCATACACCACGGCAATATGTTTTTGGTACATCTTGCCGCGCAGGCTTCTGATTCTCAAGACGTCAATGGTGGACAACTTGTTAACACCACTCCTCTCCCCCTGCGTAGGGACGTGTCGCCCCTTACGAACCATGTCGGCCATGTTTTCTTCGGCAGATCCCAAAAATAGATGCTCTGGATTGACGCATAGCGGGTTATCGCATGAGTGACATACATGCAGGCCGACTGGGATTCCTCCATAGCGCTCAGTGTAGGCGTAGCGATGCGCCATCCAACTCTTTCCGTTAACGCCGAAAGACCCGTATCCGCTGTTATTTTTTGCCCCGGCCCACCAAAAACAGTCGGAGCCTCCCCGAAGTTCAATCTTCTCCAAGAAGTCGTCGAACGTATTTTTTCTCACGGAACCTCCAGTTCTGTTATCTGATCAATCATTCTCTTGGGGATGGCAACAGCACCCTGCACATCCCCGTCATCTGCAAACTGATGGCCTGCCACCAGTATCCAGTCTTCATCCTCATCCAGCACAAACCCGCAGCTATAGGCGTTGCCGTTGTACTCGCGGAGGCTTCTGTCATCGCTCCAGCCAGCTGCACATCCAACCGCATCAGTCCATGTGATGAACACGATTCTCATGGCCACCCACTATGATCTTTATCATCTTCGCTCAGTGGATCATCCTCCCATAAGCACATATCTGGCGTTCCCGCCCATGCCGATAGAGCTACCAGGATGGCTGCTAACGCCCCAAAGGCGAAGAAAGTGCCTGCTTGCGCAAAGATCCCGGTCCAGAAGGTGTAGAGAATCCAGAGGATCGCCCACCAGATGCACGTATTTATTAGATAGTCTTTCATCATGTAATTTTACCAGTTTCGAAGTTACTTAGCAACACTGTATTCACTAGGCGGTGAAGGAAGGGGAATGCCGAGAGTCCCTATAGACCACTCCTCAATCCTCCTGAGAAGGTCAACCATATCACCTCTGCCAAGCGGCGGGTTGGTCAGTGTTCGTGTTCTAGGCTCCAGGAGAGTCTTGCCGACCTTCATGGCCTTAGTCTTGCCAAGGAACAATTCACAGACAACATCGTGCATCACGAACCCTTCCTTATCTAGGTTCTTGTAGGCATCAGGCCACTTCGCCCTCATCTCTTTTGACAGGTGCCGCATCCAGATCCAAAACACAGCTTTACAGTCCATCAGCCCGGAGTCGTGTTCAATTCGAATCTTCACCGGATACTTAAAGTCGATCGTGGAGGTGGCCTCTCCGATCGCGGCTAAGAGCGCATCCCTAGAACCCGCTTTACCGCGATACTCCTGCGCCTTCAGGCTTGGGATGTCATTAGGGCCCAGAGCCTGCGGGCCTTTTGTAGTCGTCGCTCTTTGTCTTGCAGCTCCCATTTTAGATTCCAGTTCTCCAGTTCTAATGCTTTAAGGTCTTCTAGTGCTTGCTTGTAGAGTTCTTGGTAGAAGATCTCCTGCTGTTCTTGATGTTCAGATGAGTGATATAGTTCTTCACTTTTGCGTCCGGCTCTTTCGGGGCCGTTCTTCTGTCTGGGGCATCCCCGGTCATCTCTTTTGTTTTGTGGTAAGCCCATCCGTCCTTGTAACCCTTCTGTCTGGCGTAGTGAAGAAACATTGAGTAGATTTCCTGGCGGCGCTCTTTAGTGAAGCGTGGAGCCTTGACCTCGACTAACTCACCCTCTTCGGTCTCTACGTGAGATGAGGGAGTGTACTTGTACCCGCAGTGCGGACAGACAGCAGTGGTCTTGAGTGCTCCGCAGTTGGGGCAGGGCTTGGGGAGCTTCTCCTCCCTCTCCTGCTTCTCAGTGTTCTTGGGCGATCCGTCACACAGGCTGTCATAGTGTATGTCGGTGACAAAGCCCAGACGTTGTGTGGTATCCGAATGGTCGAGTATAAGCGCATATTCCTTTCCCGGTGCTGTTCTGAGTGCTCGCCCAACCATCTGGACGTACTTGATATCTGACCGCGTAGGGGTGGCTAGAACGAGCGTTCGAACGTCCCAGTCCACCCCCGCAACGAGGCATCCCACATTGCACACTACATCAACTTCACCAG